ATGCCGACATATCAGAACGTGACGCCGCCGAGCGCGTTGTATCCAGGCGACGTGGGGTATAGCTGGAACAATGAGGCGTTTCCCGGAGCGAATACTTCGGGGGCACAGTTTGCGTTGAGCACGCCGGGAGGGTATGCGCCGGAGACGGGGTTTACGGTGCGGTGGCAGACGATTTTCGGAGGCGCGCCCTCGGCGATCAGCATCAAGTTGCAGGGTGCGATGGCGGATGTGGACGCGGAATACCAGGACATGGATGCGTCAACGTCGACGACCGGCGAAGCGCGGCAGGTGACTGGGGTGCAGGCGAAATTTCTGAGGATCAAATTGTATTCCTCGACGGGCGGAAGCGGACTGACGGCGAAGATCCTGGTGTAAGCGATGAGGGGCGACTCACAAGGGCGGAGCGTACAGATCGGGCGGTATCTGAATTCGCCAGTGGCACTGAACGTGGGAGTGACGAGCGCCTCGGTGCAACTGAATCCGAGCCGGCATTACCGTTTGTGGGGCAGTGTGGATCTGTTTTTTCAATTTGGCGGGCCGGGAGTAACGGCGACGTTGAGCAGCCACCCGGCGGCGGCGAAGTTGGACTATCTGCACTACACGGACGACACGAACACGACGCTGGCGGCGATTGTGAGCAGCGGGACGGGCGTGCTGTTCATCAGCGAGATTGACGCGCAGGGAGTGTGACGTGCGGGAATGGATGCGATTCTGCTGGCGATTCTGGCGCATGCGGGAGACGCATGTGTGGGAGAAAGCGGCTCGCGCGGTGGAGGAAGTGCTGCGGCATGACGCGTTGCAGCAGGCGGCGATGGAGCAGGACTGCGTGACGTTTTGTCCACGGTGCGGGCAGATTCCGGATGGGGACCGGCGGATGGAAGAGGCGCGGGAGAGGTTTTTTGCGGGCTGGAAGGGGGAAGCGCCGAAGAGGAGTGAATTGGATTTTGCGCTGGCTTGGGAGTATTTTCGGCGGAAGTGAGGGGGCAGGGGGCGAGCAGCGATCGGGAAGCAAGAGAAAGAAGCTTAACGCAGAGGCGCAGAGTACGCAGAGAAGATAAAGACAAAGAGAAACCCAAGACGAAGGATTACACAGAGGACGCAGAGAGCACAGAGATCACAGAGATCACAGAGAAGAGAAACCCAAGAGCGGAGAAGAACAAACCAAGAGAAGAAAGATTCCTCACCCCGGCGAAGCGCACGGGGCGCAAAAGGCGCGCTTCGCGGACTCCGTTCGGAATGACGGAGCTGGGTAGACGAGCGATGTTGCCACGATCCCTCCACTCCGCAACGGCAAAAAGCGCCGTTGCTCCGGTCGGGATGACAGCTTGGGCGATGGCGCACAGAGCGCGGCATTGCAGCTCCTTCACGGCTCGGGGCAGGCAGGAGTGACTGTGCCACAGAAGAGTGACGCAGGGGTAGAGATCGAAGAGGGATCCCTCGGCTGCATGACCCGACGCGCCGAAAGACGGCGCGAAGAAAAGGCGTCGGGTCACTCCGCTCGGGATGACGGTTGGGTGGTGGATCAAGAGCTATGAACGGTGTGGACTCCAGGTTGAAGGGATATGCGGGGCGGGTTACGCATCCTACGCTGGGGCTGGAGCGGGTGTATTGCACGATTTGCGGGCGGCCTTATGGGTGGGTGAGCATGGAAAGTTATGAGCATGTGGCGCCGCAAGAAGTGATCGTGGTGTGCGACGGATGCGATGAGAGATACGGGCGGATGCCGCTGCCGGAAATGGAATTGAAGCGGACAAAGGAGAGTTGACGTGCCATTCTATTACGCGGTTTCTTCGCAACAGAATACAAACGCCACGGCGAACACGGATACGCTGCTGGCGGATTTGAAGACGGCCAGCGCCAACGCGGGATTGCGGGCGTATGTGCAGAAATTGCAGGCGGGATCGTACGCGACGCCGGCGGACAATGCGATTCGCTTGCGGCTGCACCGGCTGACATCGGTGGGGACGTATGCCTCTGGAACAGCGGTGACCGCGGCGCCATTGGTGCCGGATGCGCCGGCAGCGGCGTCGCTGGCGTCGACACTGCCATCGCTAGGGACTGGTGCACTGAACGCGGTGCCGGCGATTCAGTTGGCGTTCAATCAACGCGGGACAGGACTGTGGGCGGCGTTCACCGTAGACGAGGCCATCGGAATTTCGGGAGCGAACAACGCGGTGAATGGATTGGTGGTGTTGGATAGCCAGTCGACGGGCACATCGGTGCCCGTGAACTTCAAGATTATTTTCAGCGAGTAATGGATGGCGACGACAACGTGGGTTGCGGGGCTGTACAACGATGTGACGGTGCAGCCCGCACCTGCGGCGCGTGCGGCGATTTTTGGATTGCCGGAACTGGAAGACCCGGGCGGCCGCGTGCCCATTATGCCCGCGATGGCCGAAGAGCTCTACGGGGACTTGTTTGGATACAAGCTGTGGGAATTGCGGGCAGGGCTTTCGGGAATTGCGGAATTTGATTCCCGGTTAGTATTACCGCCCCAAGCGCCGTTGGCATTTGATGAAGTGTTGTGGCAACGATTTGCGGGGACAGCGTTTTCGCAAACCACGAGCGAGGCGGAGACGGGACTGACGCCGATTGTACCAGGGCGAGCGTGGGACGAGACGGAATGGCAGAGAGCGTTTGCGTGGTTCGCGGCGTTTCCGGGGGAGGATGAGCAGCCGGAACGATTGCCGTTCACGCCGCCGCCGGTGCCGAATCTGGGCTGGGACGATTTTGAGTGGAATCACGATTTTGGGGCGCGGGGGTTGGGGATGCTGGTGGTGATGGATGATTTTGTGAATGCGCCGGCGGGTGGAGGAAGCGGGAGTGGCGCGCCAAGAGGAAGAGCGGCGCGATTGGGGTTTGCGATGCCTGCGTTCCGGTGACGGGAGTGGCGCGAGTTGGATGGGGGGGATAACAGGGAGTAGATATCGGATATTGGGGAGCGATCAGATATCAGCGATCAGGAAGCAAGAAGAAGCAAGAGGTAAAGATAACGCAGAGGCACAGAGTACGCAGAGGCAGGAAAAACCCAAGAGGAAACCCAAGAGGAAACCCAAGAGGAAACCCAAGACCCAGGCACACACTCCGTGCCTGGGGCAACCAGCGATTCATTCCGATGAAAATGTGCAAGGCATTTTATCCGATCGCGGGTTCGCGGACGGCTTGGATTCCGTGTGTGCGGAAGGCGGAGGCGGGAACGGGATTTTGCCGGCGGCATGGGGATGCGATCTTTGGAGTGATGCTGGGAGCGATTGTTTACGAAGCGGCGGTGGATGAGGCGGTGGAAGTGGAGACTGAGAAGTGGCCGCGAAGAGAGGGAAAGATAGCGTAAAGGCGCCGATGAGAGGGATATCAGCTATCAGATATCAGGAGACGAGAAGAAGAGGTTGAAGAGTTGAAAGTCAAAAGTTGAAAGAATGGGAAACACTTACACAGAGGCCGCAGAGGGCACAGAGTTCACAGAGAAGAGAACCCAAGAGTGACCCAAGACCCAGGCACAGACTCCGTGCCTGGGGCAACCGGCAGAAAAGAGAAATCCAAGAGCACAGTCAGGAGTGACTGTGCCACAGGAAGAGAAACCCAAGACCCAGGTAAAAAATCGAACCTGGGGCACCCGGCAACCTGCAAGTTGATCCTGCTAGCGATAAAGAAAGTTCGAGAGGTGCCATGAGCGCCGCGTTTCGAGTGGGGATTCATACTTTCCGGACCCTGAATGATCCGCTGTCCGGAAATGTGTGCGTGGTAGGCGGATCGCCGCGACACAAGGGAGCGCGCAGAGCACATCACCCGGCGAAGAGCACTTCGCGAATGTCAACTGCTGGATCAGACGACGGAAGCGGACCAACCGCTGGCGGGAGTGCGCACACCTCCGCTGCACACGCTGCGGGCTGCGAACCGAGCGCTGATTTGGCAGGCGGCAACGGGAATGTGACGAAGCGCGCTCCTGAAAAAGGCAAAGAACAGTGGGTGCCGCTGCTGGAGTTTGCGGAGAAAGAGTTGCGGCCGATAGAGGCGTTTCCGCGAGATGCGCTGCAGTTTGTGATAGCCGTGAACGATGGAGTGCAGATGGTCGGAGTCGCGAAGGCGCTTCTGTCTCAGGACGATATCAAGGTGAAGCAGAGAGTGTTTGAGCAGTTGATGGAAATGGCCTACGGAAAGAACTCGCGCCGCGAAGACGAAAGGAAGCACAGGGTCATTGATATTCCGGGGATGACGAAAGATTGAGGAGGGACAAATGGCAAGTCCAAAGGTAGTTTTCATCGGAGAAGTGGCACAGATCGCGGGAGTGGGGGCGGTGGTGGCCGGCATCGTGCTGAGCCTGCATCACTGGGGCGCAGCAGCGGCCTTGATCGGGGGATTTGCGGCGTTCTTTGTGGGGAAAAAGCTGCGAGCATCGTAGGCGGAGAGGATCCACCGGGTGGACGACGAGTACGATCTTGGAGAAGTGTACCGGGCCTTTGACAGGCAGCGAGAGTTTCACAATTCCAAGAAGAAATACCGGCTGTTTGGCGGAGCGGCAGGGCCAGGCAAGACAAAGGCCCTGTTGTGGGAAGCAATCCGCAAGGCGCTGTTGAACGATGGGTGCGACACGCTGCTGTTGCGGCGCACATTTCCGGAGTTGGAAGCATCGTTGGTGGCCCAGTTCCGACGGGATGTGCCGCCGTCGTGGTTCCGCAGCTTCAACGAAGCGAAGCACATTGTTACATGGTGGAACGGGTCGACGACGCGATTTGGGTACTGCCGGAACGAGAATGATGTTTACCAGTACCAGGGCGCGGAGTTTTTGTTCATCGGGATTGATGAGCTGACGCACTTCACGCTGAAGCAGTGGCAATTTCTTACTTCCCGCAACCGGTGCCCGATTCCGGGGACGTTTCCGTGCATGGCGGGGGCGACGAACCCGGGGAATATCGGGCACGCCTGGGTGAAGGCGCTGTGGGTGGACAAGGAGCCGCCGACGGGATTTGAGCGGCCGGAACAATACGATCCGGGGGATTACGACTTTATACGGGCGCGGATTGCGGACAATCCGATTTATGCGAACGATTTGAATTACCGGAAGACGCTGGAGGCGCTGCCGGAACAACTGCGGAAAGCGTTTCTGGATGGGGATTGGGACGTCCTCTCGGGACAGTATTTCGATTTGTTTGAGATTGGACGGCATACAGCGCGGCCGGAAGAGATCGGGATGCGGGAATGGTGGCCGCGGTGGGTATCGATTGACTGGGGATTTCAGCATCCGAGCGCGGTGTATTGGCATTGCGGGATGCCGAAGGGGATAGCGAACAGTTATCAGCGACCGGCGAGCAGGCAGGAAGTGGCGAGAGGACAAGACGCAGGGAGCAAGCCTGGGTCCCTCGACTCCGGTCTGCAAACTGCGCAGACCTCCGCTCGGGATGACAGATATTCATTCGGCGCGGGGGGCGAGGCTGCGGCGAGGATTGTGACTTACCGGGAGTTTGTGCAGAACGGATTGTCGCCGCGGATGCTGGGGCAGGCGATTGCGGAGCGGTGCAAGGGCGAGAAGATCCAGGAGATATACCTTTCGCCAGATGCGTTTGCACACCGGACGAGCGAGGCTTCGATTGCGGAGCAGCTTGGAGAGGTGCTGGGGGCGAACGGATTGCCGCGGCCCACGCGGGCGGATGACGATCGGGTTGGCGGATGGCAGTTGATGTATCAATTGCTGGAGCAAGACGCCTGGGTGATTACGGAGAATTGCACGAAGTTGATCGAATGTTTGCCGCAACTGGTGCGGGATAACCGGCGGGTCGAGGATGTGCGGAAGATGGAAGGCGATGACCCGGCGGATGCGGCGCGGTATGGAATAGTTCCCGGCGCGAGATACGCCGGTGTTGGGGCATCCGCCATGGGCGGACCCGGGGCGGGGCAGGCTCCGCCCCTTTATTCTCAAGTGCGATTCGTGCCGGGGATGCCGCTTGGGGAGCAGATTGCGCGACAAGTGACGGCGGAAGAGCCGACTTCGCGAGCGATCCAGTTTCAGAGGTTGGAGGCGGAGCGGAGGCGCGGAAACAGCTTGGGCCGCAGAGATTGCCGCGACGGCGGTGGAATTGGTGAAGAGCGAATCGGGATTAGAGCGGAGCGTCCGGATCGATTGCGCGGCGAACGGCGAGGCAGACCTCCCGCATGCGGCGGCTCGACAATGGGCGGGGAAGTCTCTCCCTAAGCTGAGATTTGCGGACCGTATTTATAAAGTAGCACTTTAGCCAGGAGGGGCCTGGCAGGCCGGATTCCCCTGCTTCGATCCGGATTACTGATGGGCCCTCAATGCCCCTCGAGCTAAAGGGAACGACCAGGACGGAGTCGATGTGGCGGCTGAGATTGCGCCTATCGACGGAGAGTATGACCACCCAGTGGCGAATGGGAGGGTCACCGAGATAAACAGTCCAAATCTCCCCACGGCGGCAGGCTGGCCAGGGAGGGTTGGCATCACTCATCGAAGTTCACCTTACCTGATTCGTGAGCCAGTGCAAGTCCCAAGGAGCTGTCTTCTGCGATGTCCTCCTGTGACAGAGACTCGTAGTAGGCGGCGGTGGCGGCCTCCAATTTCTTGCGCGATTCGGCGCGGCGCGCGACGGCGACGGCACGGTCGACGGCTTGGGCTAGATTGGCGGCCTTGCCCCGGCGGACGAGGGATTTGAGGAAGGCGTCGGTCTCTGGGGCAACGGTGGTGGAGATTTTGCGGCGGTTCGCACGCGTTGGCATGGTTCGTCCTCTACAGGAAGAGTATAGCACGCTATCCGACATTTGTAAGATACTTTGTCTGACACTTTGACTGACATGAATATCGTTTGCAACGCACTCCGCGGCTTCTTCAAGACTCGGTATGTGGGGATGCTGGAGGAGGAAGTGGGGCGGCTGCGGGGGGAGAACCGGGCGCTGCTGAATTCGCTGCTGGGGACGGCGGGGTTTCCGCCGGTGGAGTTTGCGGAAGTGGTGAAGCCGGTGGAACTGCCGCGATTGAGGAAGAGGTCTTGGCAGCAGGTGCAGAGGAAGAATGAGTTGGATGCGATGAAGGGGTGAGGGCGCCGGTAATTCCAGGAACAAAAACAAAGATTTAACGCAGAGGACACAGAGACGCAGAGTTCGCAGAGAAGAGAAACCCAAGAGCACAGACAAGGGAAACCCACGGCAAACCCAAGAGCATAGTCCCTTCGGAACTCAGGGCAAGCAAGAGTGACTGTGGCACAGGTGCGGAGAACACCTCGAGGATAGAATTCACAGAGAAGAGATTGTGAGAGACGGCATGGACAACGCGATTACAGATTGGGAAGCGGGGATGACGGCGCCGGCGGATGGGAATGCGGGGGCGGGAGACGCCGCGAACCTTGTTATGAAAGGCCTCACCCCTGAAGGGGTGAGCTACAGGGCTGCGGATTTGGGGCCGAACTTTGAGAGGTTGGAGGAGGAGCGGCCGGAGTTGGTGAACGCGCTGCGGGAATTGGTGCGGCAATACCGCGTGGAGGGCGTGACGGCGCGGATGCATGAGATACGGCGGATCCGGCAGGCGCGGCTGTTCTGGCAAGGGTTGCAGTATGCGTGGTGGAACCCAAATGACATGAACTGGCATTTGCCGTTCGAGCAGAAGTTTAACGATGACCGGGCGCTGGAAGAGATGCCGCGGTACCAGTTTGTGACGAATTTTTACCAGGGATTTGGGCTGTCGTTCGTGGCGGTGCTTTCCCAAGATGTCCCAAGCGTGCGGTTCTACCCCCAGTCTGCACAATCGCTGGTGGATATTGCGGCGGCGAGGGCGGCTAGCGATGTGGCGGAGCTGGTCGAGCGGAACAATCATGTGGAGCATTTGCTGACTTCGATTGGGTATTTTTTGTGGACGGATGGGAAGCTGGGCGCGTATGTGCGGTACGTGAAGGATGGGCAGCGGTTTGGGTTTCGCGAAGAAGAGATTTTGGAGGCGGTGGAGATACCGCTTGGCGTTGACACGTGGGTTTGCCCGAGCTGCGGGAAAGAGTCGCCTGCGGGTGGAGGAGATCAGATATCAGATATCAGCGATCAGGAAGCGGGGGGTGGCGACCAGGAAGAAAGTGACGAGTGGCCCGCCGAAGGCGGGAGTGGCGAGCGAGGAGGCGAAAAGCAGGTCCCTCGCCAGACGCGGCGGGCTCGGGACGACAGGTACGGATTGGGCGATGGTGATGGGGCGGTTAGTGATGGGGTTGGGGAAAGCCTCACCCCTGAAGGGGTGAGCTACAGGTGCCCGGGATGCGGGGCAGAGCTGGGGGAGAAGGATTTGCGGAGGGCGGAACGGGTGACTGTGCCGCGGGTGGTGGAGACACGGCGGGTGGCGAATGGGCAGGAAGTGATTTCGATTGCGGGCGGGCTGGAGTTGAATACGCCGGTGTGGGCGAACGAGATGCACGAGTATCCGTACCTGCAATGGCAGGCGGAAGTGCACCGGGCGAAATTGAAGGCGGCGTATCCGCTGGCGGCGGGAAAGATCGAGTCGGCGCCTTCGCAGGGGCCGGAAGATGTGTATGCGCGCGTGTCGCGGCTGAGCGTAGAGCAGGGATTGCCTTCGATTCATCCTGGCGACGCGCTGATGAACTTGATTACGTTTGACCGGACGTGGCTGCGGCCGTGGGCGTTCTACGGGATTGAAGATGAAGAGGTGAGGAACGAGTTGCTGGCGCTATTCCCGGATGGTTGCTACGTGGGGTTTGCGGGCGATGTGTACTGTGAGGCACGGAACGAGAGCATGGACGATCATTGGCGGGTGCTGCACGCGCTGCCGGGGGACGGGCAGAACCGCCCGAGCGTGGGCGATTCGCTGGTGCAGGTGCAGGAACGCTACAACACATTGAGCAACATGCAGGCGGAGACGTACGAGTACGGCATACCGCCGATTTATGCCGATCCGCAAGTGTTGGACTTTGATGCGCTGGCGAACCAGGTGGCGGAGCCTGCGGCGCACTTTCCGGCGCGCGCGCGGCCAGGGCAACCGTTAGCGGCGGGATTTTTTCAACCGGCGCCGGCGCAAGTGCCTCCGGACATGATTCGTCACCAGCAGGATTTAATTGGGCCAGTGTCGCAGTTTTTGACGGGACTGTTTCCCGCGGTGTTTGGCGGAAACATGGAGGATGTGAAGACGGCGAGCGGGTACGCGATGGCTCGCGACCAGGCAATGGGGCGATTGGGATTGGTGTGGAGGCGGCTGAAGCAGTTTTATGGCGAGGTGATGCTGCTGGGCGTGGATTGCTTCCGGAAGAACAGGCCGGAGGACGTGGATGTGCCGCTGCTGGGGCCGGACGGGACGCTGGACGCGCGAATGATTCGCGTGGGGGATTTGAAGGGGAATATCTGCGTGCATCCGGAGGCGGATGAGACTTTCCCGCGGCTGAAATCGCAGCAGAGAGGCGTGCTGCAGCAATTGTTTGGGTTGAAGGATCCGCTGATTCAGGAGGCGCTGGCGGATCCGGCGAATCTTGGGTACATCAAGAATGTGCTGGGATTGACGGAGCTGGTGATACCGGGGGAAGACTCGAGGAACAAGCAGTTGCGGGAGATACAGGTGCTGTTAGGGAGCGCGCCGATTGTCGTGGGGGCCGACGGGCGAAACTCGAAAATGGAAACTCGAAATTCGGAAGAAGAGCCTGGGTCGAATGCACAGCTTATGCCCATCGTGCTGCCGTCGGTGGCAGTGGATTTGCTGATGGATGAGCATGCGGTGGAGTTTGAAGAGTGCAAGCGGTGGGCGAATTCGGAGGCGGGGCAGTCGGCGAAGATGACGAACCCGGTGGGGTTTGCAAACGTGCGAGCACATGCGGAGGCGCATTTGCGGGCGATGCAGGGGAACGCCGCCAAGCTTGCCCCAAACCCTTGACATAGGAGGGGTTGCGGGATAGGGTGCACCAAGTTGCCTGCGAGACGCGTCTAAGTGTGTAATAGGAGTAGGGGATTTACAATGCCAGTCATGAGTCCAAAGGCGCGCATCAAGGCCCTGCGAGAGGCGGGAGCTGGTACTTGGCTCGCGTTCTCTGAAGATGAGTCGCGGGTGGTTGCTACCGGAGCTACCTACGATGAAGCTGTCCAGGCCGCGGAGAATGCGGGTGAAAATGAACCTGTTATTACGTGCGTGCCAAATGACTGGGCTCCGCGGGTTTTCTAGTGATCAGGTTACCGTGCAAAGTATGGCCAACCCCAACGCCGCATCCCGCTTTTCCGAATGAGATATATCATTGGGCTCCTATTATTAATGTGCGTTTGATCCACAAGCATGCGCCTCCGAGCAAGTCAGTAGGGCAGGAAAAGGGTAGTTTTTAATTCGATAATGGTTATGGTGGAAAGTCGCGTCTGCGCTATCGTGTAAAGGGATATGCGCAAGTCACCAAGAATGGTATAGTTAAAAAAAGTATGGAACCATGGCCGATCATTAAACTCACTTTGATTCACTGCGGCGTTGCCTTGGCAGTGAGCGCGATATTTGCTATAACACTCTACCTCTGCGGCATTCTGTTCCCGCCGGATTTCGGAGTGGTTTGGTGGTTCAAGAAAATTGATCTCATGCTGGCGATAATCACACCAACTGCTCTCGCAATCATATTTCTGAGTTCTCTTTTTCGTATCGTAGCAGACGCCGTAATTGCGGCGTGGAAAGGATTTCCTGATGGCAATACAAGTCACAGTCTGGTCTGAGACTCGTCGCGCTATTGCACAATGGATTGGTATTGTGCTGGCGTCAGTCTTATCAGGCTTGCTGCTAGGCATACTTTTGCGTCAAGGCGTGAGCGACAAATTGGCCTTGGAGGTTGCTCTACCAGTGGGCTTCCTTCTAGCACTCCTGTTCTGGATTTCGATTAGCTATTGGTTTTCAACCAGAAGCGTCAGGATTTCCATGGTTGTAGCTCTTTCGTCCAATATTCCAAACTTTGAGGGGGACCCCATAATAAAAGGATATCTATATCAGGTTCCACCTACCATTCCAACAATGGCCCCCCAGTTTGAAGCTGCTCAGGTCGCGGGATAGAGAGTGAAAATAGATGCCCTTTCCAGCTTTTGATTTCTGTCTCATCTGTGATGGTGTTCGACCAGAGATCGGTGGCAAACTGACTATCCTGGGCTTTTACGGGTCTGCCCCGAACGTAGAGATCGTAGTTGGCAATCCTGCCGCGCCTGTAACTGTAGGATTGGTTGCTGGTTTCCCGGCCGTAGCTGATGTGCAGACGGTCTATAACTACTCGTTTGTTATAACCAAACCTGACCGCACCGTACTTCAGCGGACGCCCGCTACTAGACTGAACATTGCCCCCAATGGTCGGGGCCTTGTCGTTTTTGGATTTATCATTCCTCCGCCAATTGTTTTTGGCCCGTATTCCATTCGTATTTTGGTTAACGATGAGCCCAAACTAGATACGAGCATTCGCGTGCGCCAAGCTACACCAGCAGAACTAGCTTCTTTAGGCATTGCGCCACCTGTCGTTGGCAGACTAAATTGAAGCCGTCAACACACAATTAGAGCACTACCCAAATGAGTGCTGGGTTGACTCAGGCTCACATGTTTGTCTCTTTCATGGCAGTCTGTGTCATTCGCTGGGTATCAAGCGAGTCGAAGACGGTGTCAAAGAAGAATTTGGCGGGATTTTTGGGGATTCCACGCGTCCAGTTTATTACCACAAGTTGAAGATCATAGTCGTCGCAGAGCAGTTTGAGACAATGGCCGAGTTTTCCTGGGATTTGACCGTAGCAGGGATTTTGGGCAGGCGCGGATTCTTCCAGAATTTCATTACAAGGATAGATTCGTCGCAAAACCCACCGTGCATCGAGTTGGAAAAGATCGTTTCGCATTGAGAATGCCGGCACATCGTTGAGTGATCGCCGCAATGTTCAATGCGGTCAAGCACCCTAAAACTACCTGAAAGATCGTTTTGTTGGAGTGAGCGAATGGAACAAGTGTCTTCAATTACCGGAAATGGCGCTGGGCGGGAAGTGTTCGCGATGACGGATGAGCAGATATTGGAGATGGAGCCGCTGGAAGAAGTGGCGAGTGACGAGTGGCGAGTGGCGAGTGGACAAGACGCTGCGACCATGCCCCGGTCCCTCGACTCCGGTCTGCAAAATGCGCAGACCTCCGCTCGGGCTGACAGGAATACCCCGGCGGATGGGGCTAAGGAATCGACTAGGGAGGGCCGTACCCCTGAAGGCAAGTTTGGTGGAGGGGTTAGGGAAGGCCTCACCCCTGAAGGGGTGAGCTACAGGGAGGGGACGGCGGCCCAGGAGCCGCCGAGGTGGCTGGCGGAGCGGATGCGGGATCCTTGGCATGGGGATGAGGCGAAGGAGTTGTGGGAAGGGGCGGTGCAGGCGCGGGAGGAGGCGGCGGCTTATCGCGAGGCGATTGGTACGCCGGAGGAGGCTCGGGCGCTGAAAGAAATTTACCCTGGTGGAGTGAATGAGGCGAAGACGGCAGCGGAACGCGCGCGGCAGTTGGAGGAATTTGATACGGCTTATTTTGGAGCGGTGGGGAGGCCAGCAGAGGAGTTGAGCGCGGCGCGGGCGCAATTGGCGCAAAGATTGATGGAGCAGGATCCAAGGGCGTTTCGGGAGATGGTGGCGACGGGAGTGAGGTTGCTGGAGGGGAGGGGGAATTCGGCGGCGAACGGTGGGGCGCGCCAAGACGCGGGGAGCAAGCCTGGATCCCTCGACTCCGGTCTGCAAAAAGCGCAGACCTCCGCTCGGGATAACAATTCTGGAGTGGGGCGCGAGGCGGGGGATGTTGTCGGGAGAGGCCTCACAGCGAATGCGGATCGCACGGTGGACATTGTTGGGAATGGCCTCACCCCTGAAGGGGTGAGCTACAGGGACGGGAGAGAGCGCAGCGCGAATGCGACGACGGTGCAGGAAGTGCCGGCGGGTTATGTGAGTTTTGAGAAGGCGGCAAATGGGGAGTTGGAGAAGAGCGTGGGCGGAACGATTGCGCGAGCGATCGAGAGTGCGCTGCCGAATTTGAAGAGCCTGGATCGCGCGGGGCGGGATGGGGTTGGGCAGGGGACACCTCTGCCGGAGAGATTGGGCGCGGCGGTGCGGGAGGAAGTGGAAGCGGCGTTGAAGAGCGACGCGCAACTGGGCGAGCAAGTGGCAAGGATTTTGGGGGCGCGGCGGTTTGACGATGCTACGCGGGCGCAGGTGGTGCGGGTGATTGATGCGCGGGCGCAGCAGTTGGTGCCGGGTGCGGTGAAACGAGTGGTGGGGAGTTGGACTACGGCAACATTGGGAACGCGAGGGAAGAGCCGGGCGGCGGAAGCGGGGTTAGGGGCAGGGAATGAACCGGCGGCGAATACTGCACCACGATCCGGGAAGATCGGGCAGAGTGCGGGGCGGAGTGAAAAGCAGGAAGCGCGGGCGCCTGGACGAACGGGGAGTCGCGGGCGAGTGGATTATGGGAAGTTGAGCGACGAACAGATTTTGGATTTGTAGAAAGAACTTAACGTAGAGTTCGCAGAGAACACAGAGTTCACAGAGAAGAGAAACCCAAGACCCAGGTAAAAAATCAAACCTGGGGCACCCCAATTCAAGGCAACCCAAGAGGGATTCATCGCACAAAAGGCGTGCGATGCAAAACCGTACCTCACTCCGCTCGGAATGACGGGGGGATGAGGGTTGCCTAAATGGGGTCGAGCAATGCTCGACCCCTACGCAAGTTAAGACAGATCACAACGAGGTTTTTGGCGCCTTCTCGCAAGACGCCTGCTTGCCCTTCTGAAGCGGGGCGGCACATCTAAGGAGAAATAACAATGCCAGCACAGCAAAACGCGAATGTCATCGCGTTGCAGCTCGAGAAGGTGCGCGACAAGGTACCTTTGCTCTATGAGCGCGACGACATTCTTTTGACGATGATTCAACAGCGCGGGGACGTGGAGAAGATTTCTTCACGAAACTTGCGCCTTCCATTGCAGGTGAATCCCGGTGGGAAGGCCGGGTCGTACAACGCGGATGGCGGAGATCTGGGACGCGGATCGGGAACGCAATATGACGTGGCTCAGGTGTCGCCAATATTCTTCCGCTTCGCGATTGAAATCACGAAGCTGGTGGAATACGCAACAACCGGACGGGAACGCGCGATCGAGAATGCGGCCAAGCGCGAAGTAGCGAACGGAATGAAGCAGTTCCGCGCCTTCCTGGACAAACTGATCCAGACGGCAGGGAACGGGGTACTGGGAACGATCAGCAACGTGTCCGGAACTACGTTCACCATGACCGTGCCTTACGGAGCTGCGTTGGTGTATCCCGGGCAAACGATCCAAATTTACGACACCACGTTGACGACCAACCGGAACATCGCAGCGAGCGTGACGACGACCGTGGTGACGGCGGACCCGATCACGACACAGCAAATCACCGTGGACAACGTGCCGACAGGGACGGTGGCGACGGATGTGATCGTGCACGACGGGTTGAGTGGAGCGCAGCCGGTGTCGTTGTATGGGATTAAATACCACCAGAACAACGCGACGACCGGGACGTGGCTCAACTTGAACCGCGCGAGCTATCCGGTGCAATTGCAGACGCCGCGCGTGAACGCGGGCAATGCCGCACTGACGCCGGCGAATGTGCGCCTGGCGATCAACAAGGTGCGGAAATCGTTG